GCCTACAAGCCGCAAGTGTGCTACTGCCCCTCGCAGCGAAGATCCAAGCACTGAAGGAAGAAACGGATGGCAACGCAGACGCTGGAGTTTAGTGCCGGTACTGGCTTAACGTTGAGTTGCAAGTTGTTCGCTCTCGGTAGCGATACGGTCGTTGCTACCGCATCGGCAACCGAAAAGGCCAACGACAAGAACCGCTACAGCGTTGCGTTCACGTCGATTCCTGCCGGTGCGTATCGGCTCAATGCGTTTGTTGGTGCGACGGGCGGATTTGCGAACGAAGTCTACGACTTGACGCTGACTACGGCGACGTTTCAGCCGCGATCGGAAAGTGCTGCGGATTTGTCGACGATAACCACGCAACTCACCACGATCGAATCAAAGGTAGACACGATTGATAACTTTGTAGACACAGAGGTGGCCGCAATCAAGGCCAAGACGGATTTGATCACCACCGACACCGTGTTCGTGACGGTCGACCGCGTCGCTGGCTCTACGATCACGATGCACTACAACGAGTCGACCACGGCAACTGTGCCGCTTGATGAGGACACAACATCGCTAACTTTGCGGTTCATTGTCGAAAACTCCGATCAGCTTGATGTGCTAGTGATTGAGACCGCGAACATCACACGCACATCAACCAGTTTTACCGTGACCATCACCACTGGCGTTACCGCAACGCTCGGCCAATACCGCTGGGCACTGCGAGACATTACTGGTGGCATCAACCGGCTTATCGAAGGAGGAGTGCTGCAAGTCATCAGTGCGGCAAATAAAGATGCCTAAGCTGTGTAGGTGTGGTGAAATTGTGAAAGACCGATGCTTGCGTTGCTATCCGCACAAGAAGCGTGAGACATCGCGCGAAGGGTACGGGTCTGACCATCGCAAAGCATCAGAGTGGTTGCGACGTGTCAGGCCATTGTGCGAACGATGTGTCATGCTTAACGGGCCTGTGAATGCAAACACATCTACGGAATTGCACCACATCGTCAAGATCGCAGACAACCCGCAACGCAGGATGGATCGGAATAATTGGCTCGCTGTATGCAACGGATGCCACAACGAGGTGGAGGGAAACGTGTTAGCAGGAATGACCATTCGGCAATGGTCAGACGTTTATTATGACAAAGTATTGAGGAACGCATGGCAGGAAGAAAGCCTACCGCTAAAGCTGTTAAGCAACTAAGCGGAGCAGCAGACAAAAATCCACAGCGGGTCAACTGGAACGAACCCAAGGGTGTTCGCGGATACCCTGTCGCGCCCGAGATCGTCGCAAGAGATCCCGTTGCGTTTCAATGCTGGAACACCATGTGCGACCAGCTAAACGAAATGGACCTACTGGTTACGTCGGACCTGTATGTCCTGCAAGTTGCAGCGACTAGCTACTCCCAGATGGAGGCGCTGAACAAGGAGTTGAGCGGTGGGCGAGTGACCATCGAGAACTCGAAAGGCGACCTTGTGGCTCACCCAGCAGCGATGCACTTCCATCGGTTTCAGTCGACGTTCGTCAAGTGCCTTGGCGAGCTTGGCTTAACACCATCGTCGAGGCTGAGGTTGCACGCGCCGGATCCCGAGAAGGAAGCAGACGAATTCGCGCAATGGCTCAACAGTGCATCGGGGGGAACTGAGTGATTACTAGTGGCGTTGGGGCAAAAGTACAAGAGTACATCGATGGTGTGTTGTCTGGCGAGGTGCCGGCATGCCAGCGAGTCAAAGATGCCGTGCGCCGATATTTGTCCGACCTCGAGAAGCAGTCGACTCCTGAGTTCCCGTATCACTTCGACAGACGCTGGGCGACGGCTGTGTGTGATTTCTTCCCAGGTGTGCTTAAGCACAGCATTGGCACCTTTGCAGGGAACCCAATCGTGCTCGAGCCGTGGCAAGCGTTTGCAATTTGGAACATCTTCGGTTGGCGGCGCGATGACGATCGCTCTCGAAGGTTTCGTAAGGTGTACTGGAGCATGGGCCGAAAGAACGGAAAGTCGACGATCGCTGCTGGACTCTGCTTGTTTTTGGCGAGCGGCGACATCGATCCAGCGACAGGAAAGCCGGAAGCGGTCGGCCAGATACTACTGACAGCAACCAAGAAAGAGCAAGCAGCAGTCGTCTATGGCGAATGCGAGCGTATGCGGTTGCAGTCTAGGTCGCTTGAAAAGATGTCGCACGTTAAGAACGAGACCATCACGTTCAATCACAACAAGACCTACATTCGCAAGGTATCGAGTGACAAACCATTTGACGGATTGAATCCGCACTGCGTGGTCATGGACGAGTTGCATGCTTGGGCTGAACACCATCGCAAATTCTACGACACGATGGTGACTGGCTCAGGATCTCGAACGCAACCGCTGCACTTGATTATCACGACTGCTGGCGCGGATGACTCGTACCTGTGGCTCGAAAACTACGAGTACGCATGCAATGTCGTGAAGGGCAATTTCAAGGACGAATCGTTGTTCTCAATCATTTACGAATTTGATGAACATGATGAGCCTGGTGACGAAGCAAACTGGATCAAAGCTAACCCCAACCTCGGCGTATCTCTCGATCAAGATTACTTGCGGCAACGATGGAACGAGGACCAGCACACAGCGGCAGGCAGAAATCGTTTCATCCGCTACCACGGCAATCGAATTGTCAGCAGCACCGACAAAGCGTTCGACATTGCCAAGTTTGATTCGTGTGTTGGTCCACTATCCGACTGGAAGAATGCCGACGCGTTTGGCGCGGGAGTCGACCTAGGATCCCGCGATGACTTGGCCGCCTACGCATTGTGTGCGAGGTTTCCTGTTGCGACCGATCAGGAGGGCAAGACGGTTTATCGCTACGAGATCAAGTGCCGAGCGTACATAGCGAACGACAGCAAGCGAGACCTGACACAAATGCCGTTTGCTCACTGGGTTTACAACGGTGAGTTGCACAAGGCTCAATACCCGCTCAGTGAGTTGGAGCGAGACCTCGACGAAGAGATGGCAGCATATGGCATCTCAACACTCGCTTATGACCCGTACAACGGACAAGTGACAGCGGAGTCGCTGGAGGCTAAAGGCATCGAAGCGGCACGCATGGCGCAGAATCCGAGCCATTTCAACGAGCCGATTCGCGATTTCACGGTGTTGATGGAGGAGGGGCGATTGCGTTTTGAAGACAGCAAGATGCTGCGATGGTGTTTCAATAACGCATGCGTGACTGCCGACCGTCAAGACAGGTTGATGTTCAACAAAAAGGAGAGCAAAGACAAAATTGACCCAGTCGTTGCTGCCGTCATGGCGTATCGAATTGCTAGTCGGCAGCCAAGCCGCGTTCAAGGGAGTTACTACGTTGTCTAGGAGGTTGCAGGATGCCTAAGTCTCTCCGAAGTTGGCTCATCAAGTGGTGGGGCACAGACGACTCATTGCTGACCGATCGCGTCAGCTACAGCGAGGCACTCAGTCTGCCGTCGCTCTGGTACAGCATCAACAAGATTTGCGAGGATGCCGGCCAGTTGCCGCTGGACATTAAAAAGGAAACCGGTGTTGGACTGGAGACGGACTTTCGCCATCCCGCATATCGATTGTTAAGAGATCAAGCAAACAAGTTCCAAACGCCAGACGTTTTCAAAAGCCAGGTAACCGGCCATGCGATTATGTTTGGCAACGGGCGAGCAGCAATAATACGAGACGACTTTGGCAATCCCGTCGAATTGATCCCGATGCTGCCAGATCGCACCTGGACGTTTATCCTCAACGGCGACAAGGTACATGTGACTAAGCCGAACAAAGAGGATGACAAGGATGTCACCATCTCGCTACGCACCGATGCCAATGGCTACGTTGCGTTTGGGGACAGCGATGTCATTCACATCCAAGGTTTCACCTACGATGGCATCGAAGGCATCGGCCTGATGCAAATCGGTGAAAGCGCGATTAGCGCGGGAGTGAACTCGACGAAGTATTATCAGAACCAAGTCAAGCGAGGATTCCGAGGCAAATTGTTCCTCGAAGCGCCTCCAGGTCGATTTCGCGATTACGCAGACGCAAAGGAGTTCATCGACGAGTTTAACAAGAAGGAAGGCGGGTCCGACAACGCGTACAAGGCCGCTCTGCTGCGTGAAGGGATGAAAGCCCAGGCAGTGTCGATGACCAACAGCGATGCTCAGTTTGAGGCAATGGGTAAGTTCAATCGCACGGACATTGGGTTGCTGTTTGGACTCGACAGCGTACCTGGGGACGGAGCGCCGAAGACGTACAACAGTTTGGAACAGTACAACCTGATGTACGGTCGAGCGCTCGATCGATGGTTGTGCAAGTGGGAGTTGCAGTGCGACATGAAGTTGCGGTCGGAGGTGCAGATTGTGCGACGATCCCACTATTTCAAATTCAACCGCGCGGCAATCTACCGAACTGACTTGGCAACAACGGTAACATCGCTGTGCAACTTGCTGACGCACACGGTCATCAGTCCCAACGAAGCTCGGGAAAAGCTGGACATGACAAGGCGGGAGGGTGGCGATGAGTATGTCAATCCTGCTACGACAGCGTATGGAGGTTCTCAACAAGAAGAAGAGGAATCGCCAGACCAGGAAGATTCGCCATCGCAAACCGCTGAGTCTCGGGCAGTGGAAACCATGCTCTCTGGTTTGATTCGCACCGAGGCGAACAATGCAATCCGCGGTGCTCACTCGAAAAACTTCGTTTCTTGGATCGAAAGGAACTACGGCAAGTGGGAGCCAAAGCTAGCAGAAAAACTCGAGTCCATTGGCATCGATCGCGATCGGGCCAGAGTTCATTGCGAACACTCAAGAAAAGAGTTGCTCGACATCGCTGGCAATTCAACGTCCGACAACCTCGAAGCAAACGTGAGATCGTTGGTCGATTCATGGATGAATAGAACCTATTACCTGATGGGAGTGAATGATGATCCTAGTTAATGCATCCACTAACGAATTGTTTCTCGATGGGGTTGTAGGTGCCGACTGGACAGGCGAGGGAATCACTAGCCAAGGTGTTGGCGAAGCTCTCGGCAAAATCAAGGGGCGAGCCGTCGTCCGCATCAACTCGCCTGGCGGGTCGGCCGACGAGGGTATCGCGATCTACAACTTGCTCAAGCGGCATCGTGGCGGCGTTGATACACACAACGAGGCATTGGCCGCGTCGGCAGCATCAATCATCTTCTTAGCTGGCGAGCAGCGAACCATGGAGCGGGGCAGCAAGCTGATGATCCATCGAGCCCACACGATTGCGATCGGCAACAGCGTCGACATGAGCAAAATGTCCGAGGTGTTGGAGATGTACGACAAAGAAATGGCGAGTCTGTACGCAGAGTACATGAGCATCGACGAAGACATCAAGGAACAGGCAGTTCTTGCGATGATGGATTCGGAAACTTGGTTTGACGCAGACGACGCAGTGCGGCACGGCCTTGCTACCGATTTGTCGCCAACCGTTCGGAAGAAGACTGCTGCGGCAGCTGCGTGGATTAAGCATCCACCGCAGGATCTGTTTGAGGAAATGGCAGTCGAGCGATCCAACGTGGAGACGCGACTGCGCCACATGGCTAACAAGTTGAGGCTAGTGAAATGAGTGTTTGTGCGAACGAGGAAGTCCAACAGGCTGTTTCCCAAATTCCGTATTGGTACCATCGCATCGAGTTGCCGGGAGTTACGACTCCTGGTTGGGCTCCCATTGATCGTGATGCCTACCGCATCCCAGACGACCTGACAGGCAAGCGGGTGCTGGACATTGGATCCTGGGATGGGTATTGGACTTGGGAAGCGATCCGACGCGGTGCGACCTATGTCATAGCCATCGACGATTTCAGCGACACGCTAGGGATACCTGGGCTCACCAGAGAGTCTCAGTGGAAGACTTGGGATTTGTGCCAAAAAGCGTTCGGATATAGTAACTGTCAACGGTTGACGATGTCGGTCTACGACATATGTAACCTAGGGGTGCAGTTCGATTTGATCTTTTGTTTTGGTGTTTTGTACCATTTGAAACATCCCATGTGGGCGTTGGAAAAACTATGGCAAAGCACCAAGCCGGGTGGCAGCATCCACATTGAAACCGCGATTCTGGACGGCGTCCTCAGCCCATATAGCAACCAAGCTCCGCATGAAAACGCGGTGTTTGCCGAAGTTTATCCCGAGGACCAATTTGGAAAAAATCCAAGCAATTGGACCGTTCCGACCTTGAACTGCGTCGACGCATGGTTGCGAAGCACTGGTTGGAAGTGCGAGAAAACCTGGAAATTGACACCGTTCCCGTTGACGATCAGTCAGGTGCGAGGTTTTGCGCACGGCGTAAAACTTGACAACAGTTGACGGCAACTATAAACTCTGCTTATTGAATCGCGAAAACTCGGACCCCTTATTAGCGGCCAGGAAGCGACTGACCAACTCTCACCAAGTTGGCAGTGCTGACCGCTAACTATCTCGGTCGTGGACTGCCAACGCAATTTGGAGTCCACCCATGAAATCGATTACCGAACTGCAAGCCCGCGCGGAAGCATTGGGCGCTGAGGCTGAAGCGATCGTCGCTCTGGCACAATCTGAAAACCGAGAGCCGACCGCTGAAGAGCAAGCTCGCTTTGACGAAATCGTTGGCGCTGACGACAAGCCTGGCTTGATCGGTCAGATCCGAACGCAAATCGAAAAGAAGGAAAAGCTCGACGCTGACCTCGCAGTCATTATGGCTCGCAAGGAAGCAGCAATTGCCGCTCCTGTCGCTCAGCAAAAGTCGATCAAGATTCCTGCTCGAGCCCGCGCAGCGTCTAAGGTCCAAGGTTTCGCTAGCGAAGAGGATGCCTACGTCTCTGGTCAGTACATCCTTGCCAACCTGTTCAACAACAAGAAGGCAAAGGCATGGTGCAAGGACCATGGCATCAAAGCGACCATGACCACGTTCGACAACGTATCGAGCGGTTTCCTGGTGCCTGAGGCCATGGAAAACGCAGTCGTCGAACTGCGTCAAGAGTACGGTGTGTTTCGTCGTGAGGCCCAAAACATCACGATGCCCACGCCAAAGTGGAAGGTGCCGAAGCTGACCAACGAGGTCACTGGCTACTGGATGTCCGAAGGAACGACGATCACTTCGTCCGACCTGACGCACACCATGGTCGAACTTGACGCAAAGAAGTTGGCTGCCACCGTGCAAATCACTAGCGAACTGAACGATGATGCGATCATCTCGGTCAGCGAAATGGTGGCGAGCTCGGTAGCTCAAACCTTCGCTCAGAAGGAAGATGAAGCTGGCTTTCTCGGTGACGGGACGAGCACCTATGGCGCGATCATGGGTCTTGCATCCGCGATTGCCGCTGGTTCGGTCGTCACCGCGACTAGCCGAGCTACTTTCGGTGTGCTGACCTTTGGTGACTTTGAGGCCATGGTTGGTGCTCGCAAGCTTTGGCGAGGCAATAGCAATCCGAAGTTTTACATCAGCCAAGCGGGTTGGGCCGCTTCGATGTTGCGACTGATGGATGCTGCTGGTGGCAACAGCATTGTGGATCTGCAAAGCGGTGCTCGTTCGTACTCGTTCCTCGGCTACCCAGTAGTCATCAGTCACGTCCTTGAATCGCGACTGACCGGAACGACAACGGCGAGAGCTTGCTACTTTGGCGACTTGGCACAGACAGCGATCCTTGGCACGCGCCGAGGCATCTCGCTCGCCGTTGACAACTCGCTCGGGTTCCTCAGCGACACCATTTATCTGCGAGCGACCCAGCGAGTGGACATCAACGTCCACGATCGCGGTGACGCAAATAACTCCGGTGGGTTCGTTGCACTGAACTTTGGCTAATCGCTAGTTCCTCCTAGCGCTTGGGGGCTAGGCTTTCGGGTCTAGCCCCCTCTCTTCCAACCAACATTTTTTTGCAAGGGTAAAACTAAGATGGCTAAGGCTCAACAATCTCTGGATTACACAATCATGCTCGCTCCGGTGACGGCAGCGACCGCATCGCGAACCGCTTCGGTGGATACTCGCGGCGCGGACTACGCGACCATTCTCGTTACGCTCGGTGCTGAGGCGAACACCAACAGCACCAACGTGACGCTGCAACTGGCAGAAAGCGACACGAACGGAAGCTTTGCGACGTTCAACAGCAATTTCAACCGTGTCATCGACAACACGGCGTCGGTCGTTGTTGCTTATCACCTCGACCTGAAGGGTCGCAAGCGGTATCTGCAATTGACCATTTCTCCCGACACTGGCGCGAATGGCGCGGTGATCGGTTCGGCAATGTCGGTACTCGACCTTGAGTACAAGAACGTAGCCGCAAGCAGCAACGCTGACGTGGTTGTCGTTGGTTAGTTTTGATTCGCGCTAGGAGGAACGAAAGCGATGGCTAAACAGGTTCGTGTTCGAGCGGTGATGACGACGGGTCGGCATGAGATTTCTTATGCCAGGACGTGGATTGATCGCTCGCTCAGGCAAGCGGGAGTGCCGCTCGCTGTGTCGTTCGGTGTGTACTACGGACAACTGATGCAACGCATGTTTGAAGACGCAATTAAGGATGATCTTGATTTCGTCGTGACGGTCGACGGTGACAGCGTTTTCACAGGTGACCAGGTGCATCGATTGATCTGCATTGCAGCGAACGAAAACATGGATGCAGTTGCATCAATGCAAGTCAGGCGCGGCATCAAAAGCCTGCTTGGGTTCAAGAAGGGGCAAACGTCTGCCGTGTGGGATGGAACTCCCATCGAGGTCGATGCGGCACACTTTGGATTGACCGTGCTGAATGTCAAGAAATTGGCGATTACTCCGAAACCATGGTTCTACTGCAAGCCCGACGACAAGGGTGAATGGGGTGAAGACCACATTGACTCCGATGTTTGGTTTTGGCAGCAGTGGAAGGAGGCTGGCAACAAGTTGTACATCGACCCAGGTTGCCGCATCGGACACGTTGAGGAGATGGTTGTCATGCACAATGAGGACATGGTGCCAACCCATTACTATCCCAAGGACTGGGACGCCATGATGATGGAGAAGAAAGATGATACGACTGCTGAAGGACTGGAAGAAACATCGAGCGGGAAAGGTGATCGATGTCCTGACCCCAGGTGTAGAGGATCTGCTTGTCAATCGCCTGAGGATTGCCCAGTATGAAACTAGTGCCGGAGCTGGTGACCAAAGCGATCGCGGAACCACTGACCTTGGCAGAAGCCAAGAAGCAAGTGGAGATTTCGTCGAGCGACAGCACTCACGATCAGCAACTGCAAATGATGATCGAGGACGCAAGGCAGCAGTGGGAAAGAGACACCGATAGCGTGTGCTGCTTCCAGACCTACAAGGTGCGGTTGCGAGCGTTCTACGATGAACTTAAACTCCCGAAAAGCCCAGTTCACAGCATCATTCACATCAAGTATTTCAACGCGGACAACACGCTGACTACCTGGCCGAGCAACAAGTACCAATTGCACGTCGACGAGGTACGGGTCGCTTACCTGGAGACCATTCCTGCCTACGCGGCTCGATGGGATGCCTGGGAGGTGCAATACAAGTGCGGATACTCGCAGGACCAATCGCTAGTGCCGGCGATCGCAAAGCGAGCCATGCTGCTGCTGGTTGGCTACTACTTCGATGCCAACCGGGGCGATAACGATCGCGTCAATGACCTGAGAGCCTACGAGGCGTTGGTTGCCAAGTTTATGCGGAGTAGCTACCCATGAGTGGACGAAACAACCGCATTAAGACCTCGGCATTTCGCCAACGCTGCAATATCGAACAGGTGACTGAGACGCAGGATGGTTACGGTCAACCGATCGTGACGTGGAGCGACTTTTTGGTAAATGAGCCGTGCCAGTTCGTGCCGCAATCAGGAACAGAAAACATGCGCGGTCGCGAATTGGAGGCAAGCATCGCTGCCGTGTTTCGCGTTCGCAAGCGACCCGGCTACAACGTCAAGATGCGTGTGAAGTTCAACAATGAATTTTACGGTATCAAGTACATCAACCCAGTCGAAGGATTGGATCGATACCTCGAACTGATGGTGAGTTCATCGTGATTCAATTCAAAATGAAATTCGATGACAGGATATTGAAAGCGATTGGCGACTTGCCATACCAAATTCAGTACAAGTGCATCGACCCGGCCGCTCGCAAGATGGCACAGCCGATCGTGAGACAAGCGAAACTGGATCCACCAAGCAGTCGCTCTCTGAATGGTACGCAGCGATGGGCCCAGGATAAGTCTGTTGCGCCGAGAGATAAGTGGTCGAAATCAGCTAAAGCGCGTTATGAAACCTACGATTCAGGTCAATACGTCATATCCAAGTACCGCAAGTATTCGCGCGGTGGAATCCTTTACATCGGCATGCAGGCGACAGAACATGGTATGGGTCGCAAGATGCACTTTCGGCTGCCAGTAACTAAAGGCGAACGCAAGTTGTACTACTGGGGCCGACCTGGACAGATTATCACCCAGCAGAGCGGTCGATCAAAACAAACCGTTACCTATACTCGCGGCCAAAGCAAGCGAGCGGTTAAGCGTGAACGAAACAGTCGATACATACAACCTGGTAGCACGATCAAACTGGAACGCGCTCACTTTTTGAAACGCGCGTACCAAAAGTCGTTTAACCAAGCGATTGGCATATTTCAAACCGAGTTTTACAAAGAAGCAAAGGGGCTGACTCTTGGCTAGAAATTTACGACTTACAGACACTGTATCAATTGCGAGCAGCGGGACGGTCTCTACCACGGCAACCATGGAGTCCAACCGTATTCCATTGGCTGTGCTACTGCCAGCCGCGTTCACTGGAACCTCATTGAACTTCCAAGCGTCAGCTGACGGATCGAACTTTTTTACGGTCTACGATGACGGCACGCTCTATGCGCCCGCCGTCAGCACATCGCGATGGGTAACGCTGAAGCGATCGGCAATGGACTCGGTCAAATACATCAAGATCGTCTCCACATCAACGGAGACTGCGGCTAGGACCATAACCTTGGTGAGTGGTGAATGAGTGCCATTGGCAAAGCGTTCAGAACGAAAGTCCTTAGCTATGCTGCGGTATCTGGCATCGTCGGCCAACGCATGTACAGCGATGTGCTGGTCGAAAAATGCCAACTGCCGGCGATTTGCTTTTATGTCACCTACACCGAACGCGAACACACAATCACTGGACTGTCTAAGGCAGCGCATGCACACATTACGGTCGAATGCTACGCAACAAGTCGTGATGGAGCATCGCTGCTATCCAAAGCGATGCGGGAGACTGGCATCGATTCATTCAGAGGCTTGGTTGAGAGCCATAGGTTCTGTGGAGTGGAGTACGTCTCGGGTGACGAGTATTTCACAGACCCTCCAACCGATGGCAATCAAGTCCCAAGGTACGTTTGTTCGTTTGATGTTGTTGTTCACTATCAGGAGCCGTAAAAATGCCTAAGAGTATTGCCGACACTGGCCTAGGTGCCACCATCGCAGGGACTGGTCTTGTGACCACCGAAATCACTTCCATTGGCGAGTTGACCATTGAAGTGGACGCACTGGACATTACTCACCTCGGAACGGCTGCGATGAAGCGCATGCGACCCGGTGACTTGCGGTCGAACCCTACATGTGAAATTAGCTTTAACTGGCTGGGTTCGGCCCCTCCGATAACCTCAGCTATGATTCCGACAGCAGAGCCCTATGCGGGGGTTACAGCGACTATCACCTACCCAGAAGGTGGCGGTTCTGTTGCTGGAACCGTTTTCGTGAAGAGTGTCAAGTTTCCCAACGCAGCGCAAGGTGAAATCATGAAGGGGTCGTACACGATCCAGTTCGATGGTGCCACCGCGCCTGCGTTCACTACTACTTCCTGATAAAGGTGTTTCATGTCCGTTGAACTGAAACCAGATATGCGGATCGATTTCACTGGCAAGCAAGTCGAGTTTACTCAGTGGCAAGTGTACGTCGACGATAAGCACGTTGCGTACCTGAACCACCAAGAGAACTCCGAGTTGCTGCCGTGTCGTGTGAACTTTCCGGTGGATCGGATCCCCGAGATAGTCGAGGCTTGCGAAAAGGAGCGAGAGCGACTTGGCAAGCCTTCTACGGTCAGGCCACCAGCGGAATACAACTTGCGGTTTATCGAGTGCCGCAAGGTTTTGGACGAGCAACTTGTATCGGATGAGGATGACGATGAATAAGGACGATTTTAAGGCACTGCTTTCCAAGCCACTGACTGTTAAGGCGGTGGAAGTCTGCGGGATGAAGTTTCACTTGAAGAAACTCACCGAAGAGGAAGGCATCAAGCGCGACTTGGCAGTACAGACCAAGGAGGGCGAGTTTCAATGGGAGAAGTTCCGACGCGTCACGCTGTCACTAATGCTATGCGACGAGCATGGCGCTAGCCTCGTTGATGATGCAGAGGAACTCAAGTCTCTCGACCTGGAGCTGGCTGATGGACTGTGGTCTGCTGCCAAGGAGTTGCTTGGCATCCGATCCAAGGAGGTATCCTCCGAAACAAAAAAATCCGACGTAGCCCAAGGCTAAGGCTAGCTGGAAAGCTTGCCTTGCGTTGGGGTATTGTTGACGTTCATTCGTGGCTAGAAAAGCTTCCCGAGGGCGCATTGACGTTTTGGGAAGCTTTCGACCGAGTTGAGCCGATTGGTGACGAGTGGGAGCAGACGGCAATGATCATGGAGAAGTTGCTAGTGAAGCTATACGCTCAAGCTAAGATCGATCCACCATCATGGGAGGATTTGATGCCACCTCGCTACAAGCGTGTTCGCAAGCCGACCGCGATTACCAAACAGCAGTCTGCTGCAAGTTTTGATGCGTTGCTAAAGATCACCAAACTGGACAAGGTGGCAAATGGCTAGCCCAACAGCAGTCAACATTGGCATTGGGTTCGACATCAAAGAGGTAATGCAAAACACCGGGCTCGCTCGTAATGAGATAGCCCGGTTTACGCGCGATGTCAAAACAAGCTTGACCGACGCTGAAAAGTTTGCCAGAGACGCAAACGTAGCCAATGTTCTGTTCCAGAAGGGTGAAATCGACCAGGCAACTCATCAAAAAATGATCGCGATGTATCGTGAGCGATACAAGGTCATTGATGAAGTTGCTGCTCGAGAAGCACAACAGCAGGCGCATCAAAGAGCGAGACTTGACGAATACGCTGCGCATAAACAAGCGATGGCAAAGCGAGAGGAAGACTCTGCGCTGTTTATGATGAATCTTCGCAAGCAAATGGAGGTTGCGGAATCAGAAGCGGCCAAGAAAAAGGCTGAGCAAATTGCTACTGCAAGAAAAGCTGAAGAAGATGCCGTCATCTTTCTGATGAACTTGCGCAAGCAAGGTCAATTGATGGAAGAGGAGGCCGCAAAGAAGAAGGCCGAGCAAATTGCAAGTGCCAGAAAGTCAGAGGAAGACGGAATTGTCTTTCTTATGAACATCCGCAAGCAAATGCAGCTTGCGGAAGAGGAGGCCGCAAAGAAGAAGGCCGAGCAAATTGCGGCCGCCAAGAAAGCCGAAGAAGAGTCCATCATTTTCATGATGAACTTGCGCAAGCAAATACAACTTGCAGAGGAGGAGGCTGCTAAGAAGAAGGCTGAGCAAATTGCGGCCGCCAAGAAAGCCGAAGAAGACGCAATGATGTTTATGCATCGCTTGAAGCAAACGATCGATGCGGACAATAAGGCGAGGCAACAAGAAACGCTCAATAAGATTCTCGCACAACAGCAGCAAGAAATACAGGGCATACTTCGCATCGAACAATCACGGCAACAAGCGTCTAAGCTTTTGCTAGATAGCATCAACAATGAAAGGCAAGCCACGCAACAAGCGGCAGAAGCTGAGAAAAACGCTCGATGGGATACCATCAACTTTTTGATAAAGTCCGAGGCAGACCTGGCCGAGCAAAAGCGCAAGCGTAATCAAGAGGAACTTGCTGCGCAGGAGAAGCTAAAACAAAATGCGATTGATTTGATGAAATCGCAAGCGAGCCTCGGTATCGTTCCATCTGGACGTCCATCCCAGATACCGGCGACAGACTTATCAAAACCATTGATCGATCCTGTCACTGGACAGCAGATTGACGCGAAAAAAGAAATTCTTTCTCTTGAGGAAGCAATAGCAAAGCTAGAACAACGAAGGCATGAGCACGCTATGCGAATGATGAAAATTCGCTTAGAAGCAGTTCGTCAAGAACAAGCAGAGAGAGCAAAACTCGAAGCCTCTTTTGCATCAGCGCAAAACAAAATGTTTGCGGATCAAAAGCGTCAACAATTTGTAGACCGTTTTGGAGAACGAAAGGTCGCACGCGGTGAGTTTGCTGCAAGCGTCGGCTATTTTGATCCTAATGCAACGACTGAGCAAAGAAGAAAAGCTATAGCGGCAATTAAGGCATATGACGCTGCTTTGGAACGCTCGAGAATAGCAGAACTTAAAGCAAACAGCGCAGCAATGGAAGCATCCGTTGCCAGCCAAAAACGAGAGCAAGACTACAACCGCATTCGCGGGATGGTTGACCAGGCCAAGACTGCACAACAGCGTTATGCGGAAGCAGTCAAGTTTGTGAAGGACCAAGAGAAACTTGGCGCCATAACAAAGCAGGAATCGATTGCAATTCAAAGAAACCTGAATGCCGAATTGCAAAAACAAGGCTCAATGAACAAACTTGCCAGCAATCTTGGGCTTGGTAGTTTTCGACAACTTGCAGCCACTGTTGGCGTTTTTAGTGCAGCGACCGTTGCCTATAACGCGTTGCGATCGTCTCTTTCAATAACTATCGAATACCAACGCGCCGAAGCGGCCATGGCGGCGCTGACAGGGAGCATCGACGAAGCTCGCGGCAAAATGGCCGAGTTTCGTGCGTTGGACAGAAAAACTCCTCTGAGTTTCATGGACTTTGCTCGCGGCGCGAAAACATTGATGGGGTTCGGGCTAGAAGCGGACAGGACCACGAAGGTCATGGAGAGCTTGTCCGCTATATCCATGGGCAACTCGGAAAGGTTCCAGTCGCTAGCACTAGCTTTTGGACAGGTACGAGCGTCTGGCAAGCTTGCTGGTCAAGAAATCCTTCAAATGGTCAATGCCGGGTTCAATCCGCTGCAAGAGATTTCGCGGCTGACTGGCGAAGATATGGGCTCGCTTAAAAAGAAAGTCGAAGAGGGCCGAGTATCGTTTGAAGAAGTTGCTGTGGCTATTGAGTTAGCCACTATGCAGGGTGGTCGCTTTGCAGAAATGAACAAAAACCTACAAAATACGCTAGGCGGCCAAATTGACAAGTTGAAGTCCGATTTCGCGATGATCGGACTGACTGTTGGAGAATCTCTAGTTCCAGTTTTAGAGCAAACGGTTGGGCTTCTACAAGCGATGGGAGTTGTTGCTCAGGACACGGAAGACGAGTTCACGTTTATCCAAACTTGGGCAAATGGTATGGCTTTCACGCTAGCTAGCCTTAGAGACGCATTCACTCTCGACGTCGGCTTTTCTAACGTCAACAAAATGCTTGACGATACGGAACGACGCGAACAAGAACGTCTTGCAAGAGTAGAGGCAATCGCAAAGAAAAGGCAGGAGCAGGCGAAGAAGGAAGCTGAAGAACAAAGACTGATTGCCCAATACGGAGAAGAAGGCTACAAGCAAATGCGACTTGAACAAGCTAGGGTCGAGGGAGACAGGGCTCGCCTGATAAAAGAGGAGGAAGCAGCGCTCGTAAGCAAACATGAAACTATGGCGCAAGTGCAAAAAGAGCTTGAGGATTTCGGGAAGACAGAACGTCAATTGTTCATAGAAAAGATCGGGCTAGGAGAAGCGTTTCTAAGTATTCAAGAGCAGGACAGAAGGCAGCGTGCTCTTGACGTTTACGACCAATTGCAACAAATGAAGAACAACGAAAAACTTCTTGAGCAAGAGACCAAAATGGCGAACATCGGGAATATTCGTCAGATGCTTCGCGACAAAAAGATAAGTCAGAAAGCATTCGACGAATCGATGGGCAGCGTAAGAGAGGATGCGCAAAAACTGACAGAAAAATTCAATCCTATGATCACCGCTAGGAGAGAGATTGAGCACATCAAGAATTTGCTTGCTGGTGGCTTGATCGACAAAGACACAGCCGACAAGGCGTCAATGGAGATTGCTCGCGGTATTGACAAAGCGGTCGGAAAAACAGAAGCGCCGACCAGAGTAAAGAGCCTTGCCGACGCAATGATGATTAGTATGGAAAACCGCAGAAAAACGCAACATGAAAAAGACGTTGAGCGTCTTTTGCGCGATATAGAACGCTCTATTAATCAAGGTAACCGTGGGCCCACAGTAGGAAACGTGAGACCGTAACATGGCATCGCAAATATTGGGCGAACGACGCCGGACAAATGCAACCATTAGCAAGGGCGACCAGGGAAGGCTCAATGTCACGATGTCCGTGACGTTTCTTATAGTCTCGGACGACAAATTTGCCAGTCGAGAAGAAATCCTGCTGCTAACCTCTAACGCCCCAGTGGTCGGACTTCTGTATGGACCGTTAGGTTTGGTTTGCGTTTCCAAAACGGTAGAGCGACTTGAGGAAAACGCGTTGTATTGGGAAATGACATGCGAATTTGATTCCGCAAGAGACGAACACGAAAACGATCCTGAAAACCCTACGGATCCGAACAACCCAGGGCAGCCAAACCCAGATCCAGAAACATGGTTGTCTATAATCAGCTGGAATTTAAGCCTAGAAAGCTTTCAGACGGTATGGCAAGACTACAACGGCGATTTTTACAAAAACACGGCTGGAGAACTTATCGACCCGCTACCAGTTTGGCAAAGGACGCTGTGCTCAACTGAATTCACTAATTACCACTCTTCGTCTCTGGATATTGAAGACATCGCTATACGCAACAACACAATCAACAATGCGGATTTCAAAGGGTTCAAGCAGCATTGTCTTCTCTTGCATGTACTAAACGCCGAAAGGGGAACGTACAACGGTTACAAGACATGGAAAGTTACATACAAACTGACCCACGCTCCACAGTTTAGTCACGGCGGCACCGATGTTGGAGGATGGATCGAACCGTTTTATTCCTTCGGTTGGAACTATTGGGATGGAACACAATTGCAATCCTACCGAGTTAACGGCGAAAACATTTTCGGTCCACTACTCGCCAATGGCGACAAAACTGCAAATCCATTAGATCCTGGCACAGCGCATCCTTTCACAAGACAACCATATGAAGCGATTGATTTTTCGTTTTTGAGAATACGAGTATGAACCCTCTTGCGAAAAAAGTATCTCATTTCACTTTTAACCGGCGCGATGCAGAGGCACTCGTTCGTCGATTGTTTCCCGAGTCTGGCAATCGATCCGCAGGACCGGCCCAAGTCGAGCAGCATCATTACATCTGTGTCGCGACTAACGGAGTGCCGGCAAGAAATGGATCGACGCTTGGAAAAGCTGACGTTGCCATGTATTCGTTAGCACCATCTGGCGCTAATGTCACAATCGGTAACGCAAATCAAAACATCACTGTATACAACCTTGCTGCCACAGCTGTGGCAACCGGAGCATACATCATCATTGAGCACATCAATGGCTACTGGATCGTCGTCTGGGAGGAGTGTGCCTGATGCGACGAAAACACATGCCTGGTTGTTATTGCTGCCAAGGGTGCTACATCATTCCAGACGAAGAACTGCCAACTATCACGGTCCCTGGTTACACATTCACGTCATGGGGCACTATCGGTGGCGACGAAATCGTGGGTGGCCTATGTTGCAGATGTGCGTTTTTTAGTCCAAATAACACGGAGTTCACGGAGGTCTGCTCAGACTATTTTGCGGAAACACAAAGACATCAAATATTTGAATGGACCGCAAAAACAATGAAAAATCCAATTCCAAAAATAACATGCTCTACCTCTGGTCCGATCACCACGACAATTGAGCATGTTTGCTATGAATGGGACGTCGATGTTGCAACTCA